GCCGGGCGGTATTCATTGCGCACAGGGCATCTATCTGGATTTCACCGGGACGGGGACAGTTGCCCTGCTATACGTCTGATGGCGAAACTCACCCGCAGCGGCACCAAGCTCCTGCTCGGTGGCCAAGAACTGCTAGGCCACATCGGATTCAATTCATTCTTCCCTTTCGAGAACGCGATCATTGCCGGCGCAACCGATTGGCAGACAGCAATCGACATCGCGCGCTCGTCAGGGGCACTGGTAATGCGGGTTCCGATGGGGCCGCGCTACAAGAATGATCTGGAAACTTACGTCCACACATTCAGCTCGCCTAACTGGACGCTGCGCGCGAGCTACATCACGGCGTTTACTGCGATCTTGGATTACGCGGCGAGCAAAGGAATGTCGCTGCTGTGCGTGCCGTTCTGGCGCGCTGCTGCTGCTGCCGACATCGCGTCGGCTGGCGTCTCGACGCTGAGCAATCCCACCTCAACCGCACGCGACTACATGCGCCAGATCCTGGCGCAGTACATCACGCAATTTGGCGCGCACTCAGCATTCGCCGGCTGGGGCCTGTTCAACGAATACGATCAGACAATTTATACAACAGTATTCGGTGCGCCGAGTTATGTCTGGGGCATTAACGTTGCCAAAGGCTCACCCGCGACATATTCATCCGGCTCTGACGTTGTTACGGGAATGGGGCTGCGGGACATGTGCGTGGGACTGGCGGGACAGATCAAAACCGCTCGGCCGAATGATTTTGTCATCAGTGGCAACGTCGGCCCCTCGCCCACAAGTTCGTGTATTTCTTGGTTCAAAAATCAGTCATTCTTGTACCCGTCTGAGCTAGATGCGATTTCATGGCATTCGTATTTAGACGATAAAGACGGCCAAGACAGAACGCCGGAAAGCATGGGCATGCATCCCGGTTTAATGGTACGTGGCGGTAATCGACCGATAATTATCGATGAATTCGGCATTCAGCCTAGCGGGGCTTCCCTTCCATTTACAAACGACCCCGACGGTCTGCGAATCCCAATAGTCTATGCAGGCTACCGCGAAAACAAAGCTGCTCTTGCACTTGAGTGGCAATTGTGCCCGATTGCCCAAGATTCCATTTACGGAATCTGGAGCGGCGAGGCCCGGGGCAATCAAAGGCTTTCCATAATTGCCGCGCTTAATTCTGTGACGATTAGCGGGTCGTGGGCACCGATAACGATTGCATCCGCGCCGCCGTTTGATCAATGCGCGCGATTCAACGGATCTGGAGCTACATCGGTTGTCACGGTAACGAATACAGCCGTTATCAATCCGACTACGTTCAGCGTCTCCCTATGGGCGCGTCCTACGCTTGCAACATCCGGCTCTACCCGACGAATAATCTCAAAGGTCACAACGGCGGCAGGCTGGTATTTCGGGATAGATCCCTCTCCTGCTGGGAATATTGATATGCGCGATGTTTTCGGCGCGCTAACAACAAACAATGCGGGAACAGGGGTTGACGTTACGACGTTAGGAGGCGCATACAATACCGGTCTGAATCGCTGGGACCATTACGTCATGACGTTCGACGGTACATATATTCGCTGGTATCTGAATAGCATTCACTACGGCACGCTAAAAACGTTGACTTACCCGTGGACGCCGGCAACGTCAAATTTGCTAATCGGAAACGGCACAGTAGCTTTTGTCGGCGAGATTCAGGATGTTCGACTTTATGCCGGTGCTATTACGCACAAGCAAATTATTAGAGTTGGCCTTAACACCGAGCCTGCGCAAACACTCGGCTGGTGGAAATTAGACGGCGACGCTCTCGACTACAGCGGGAACGGCAATAACGGAGCGGTAGGGGCAGCGGCAAGTTTCGTCGCGGCAAAACCTGCAGCACGCGCGGTACGAGCATAACGGTTCTGGCGTCCCGTCTGACGCCAACATAAAGCCCGCTCCGTAACCCGGACGCGCTAAAGCCGCGCTGAGAAGCGCCGCATCCTTCTAGGAGCATCACAATGCCTGAAGCAACAGAGGCGGGCGTAGTCACGCCTATCGAAGCCATCGAGGCCGCAGCAGTAGAGGAATTCGACCAGGTCGAAGCAGAAAATCCTGTTGTAGAGGAAGAAAAGCCTGCAAAAACGTATTCGCAGGAAGAAGTAGACAAAATCGTAAAGAAGGCAAAAAGCAACACGCGGCATCTCACGAGAAAGGAAACCGAGGCCGATCTGTACCGGCGCATGGCAGACCAGCGGCAAGAGCCGGCAATACAGCCAACGCCTGCAGCGGATGCTGCACCAAGGCGCGAAGATTTCGACGACTACGAAACCTATATCGACGCGCGCACCGAGTTCAAAACCCGTCAGACGATCAGGGCGGAACGATCGGACCAAACGCAGCAGCAACTCCAAACCGATCGCGTATCGAAACATCAACAGAATCAAATAAAGGCAAGGGCCGAACTGCCTGACTTCGACGACGTCGTCGACTCGGCCGAAATACCCGTTAGCGCTGCGATGGTGGAAGCCATCCTCGATAGCGAACTGTCTGCAAAGCTCCAATACCATCTTGCGAAGAATCCGCAGGAGGTCGAGCGCATCTCCAGGCTTTCCCCGGCTAGCCAGATCAAAGCCATCGGAAAGATCGAGGACACGCTCGCAACTCCGGAAACTTCACAAATGAGTAAAGCGCCTGCGCCTATTACGCCCATCGGGTCCGGTAGTGCTGCACCAAAGGCATTGGAAAAGCTCGGCATGGACGAATTCAAGGCGAGAGCGAAGGCCCGCGGGGCTTTCTGGGCTCGCTAAAAACCATCCGACGAAACGACCGCCAACAGGCGGTTTTTTTTCGTCCTGACTTTCAGGAGCTAATCAAATGTCAAACGTACTGGCAACAAGCACCATCGTCGCGAAAACCGCGCTTGCTGTTCTCGAAAACATGCTGACGTTTTCGAGCAAGGTCAACAGAGAATACGAGACAGAATTCGATTCGAATATGTCCCGGGGCTACGCGCCCGGAAATACAATTATGATCAAGCGCCCTCCCCGGTACACGTACCGGGCCGGCTCGGTCGGAGTCCCGCAGGCAACGGTAGAGAGCACGGTTCCTCTGACGCTCACGCAAGGCGGGGTCGACCTCTCGTTTACCTCTGCCGAGCGCACACTATCGCTCACGCAGCTGGACAAGAAAATTTACGCGGCAATGGCACCAGTCGCGAACGAGATCGACCGTCAAGGTCTCGCGCTTGCGGAAACGGCGGTATTCAACCAAGTAGGGACGGCCGGCACGCCTCCGGCGACGCAACTAGCCGCGACTCAGTTGGTTGCGGCGGCTAACCAACGACTGGACGAGATGAGCGCGCCGAGGGACCGTACGCGCGCTCTGATCATGGGGCCGGCGCTGAATGCGAGCCTCGTGTCCGGTTTTTCTGGATTGTTCAACAGTCAGGGTCAGCTCGACAAGCAATACAAATCGGGTCTGATGGTCGACGCGTTCGGTCTGGATATGGGGATGGACCAGAACGTTGCGCGCCACACTAACGGCGCGCAGGTTGCTACCGGTTCGGCGACAACTGTTGGCGGTACGGGTGCCGCGTTCGCGGTAACGGGAACGGCGGGAACGATTTCGCGCGGAACTGTTGTCACGTTCCCGGGCGTGTTTTCGGTTAACGCACAATCGCGCGTATCAACCGGCGTGCTAATGCAGTTCGTCGTGACATCGGATCTTGCTGCCGGCGCAACATCGATTCCGGTTAGCCCTACAGCCGTCGCGACGGGCGTGTTTCAAAACGTCAGCGGTGTATCGACTGCGGGTAACTTTTTGATCACCAACAGTGCGGCTAGCGCTATCTATGACGTGAACGTGGCATTCCATCCCGACGCCTTTACCTTGGCTTGCGTTCCCATGTGGATGCCGTCCGGCCTCGGCCCGCGCGCATATCGCGAGACGAGTAACGGGTTCTCGGTGCGGGTGGTCGAGGCCTACGACGCGATCAACGACTCGTCATTCATGCGCATTGACGTTTTGTTTGCCTGGGCGGCGACGTACCCGGAATTAGCCGTTCGCGTCCTTGCCTAATCATTTATAGATTAAGGAGAAAATTATGGCCGTTACTCTACTCCGCGCCTATCAAGGCTTTGCCTCCGGCGCAATCGTCGCATTCCCTGATGCTACCGAATCAGCCTTGGTAGCGCAGGGCCTCGCGACTCAGAATGCTACTCCGGTCGATTCGTGGCCGGCGATCACGCCTATCGGGTATGCAACGATCGGCGGTAATTTCGGACCTGTTCTGGCGTCAGGAGTCAGCGCACCGACGGTTCCGCAAGGGCCGCGAATTTTGCCCAACGGGCCTATCCTGGCGTTCGCCTCGCTCGGCTCCAACACGACGCTGGTGGCGGGTACCGTTTACACGTGCGAGATCCAGGTGGCGCATATTGCGCAATGGACCGGTATTGGCGTTCTTAACGGCGCTACGGTCGGCACCAACAACGGCCTTGTCGCGCTGTATGACTCGGCCGGCAATCTGATTACAACCTCTGCGGTTGCAGGCGCGGTAACGGCGGGCGCTAACGCCTTCCAAAACCGCAATTTCTTGTCCGCTCCGGTCTTGGTGCCCGGACGTTATTTCCTCAGCTATCAAGCGAACGGCACCACAGACACGCTGCGGACCTGGGCGGCGGCGAACGGCGGCAACCAGATGACGCAATCGATCGTCGGCACGTTCGGAACGGTCCCCGCGATCACGCCTCCGACGACGTTTACGACCGATGTAGGTCCGATCGCGCGTCTGTTCGTGTAACTCTCTCCTGTTGTGCCTTTAACGGCGGGGCTTCGGCTCCGCCGTTTCTTTTGGGGGTGACGTATGGCCGTTACGACAGCCGGGGATATCGTTCGAAAGGCTCTCGGGCTGATTTTATACCTAGGCCAGCAGGACACGGTTTCCAGCGGGGACGAACAAGAGGCATTTGATGCGCTCAATCTGATGCTGGAATCACTGCGGCTGGAGCGGCTTGCCTGCTTCGCGCAGAGACAACAAAACTTCCCGCTGACATCCGGCACCGCGACTTACACAGTCGGTCCGTCCGGGACATTCAATACCGATCGACCGATCAAATTGATCGATGCTTTCGTGCTCCATCAGACAGTACGGTTCCCGATTCGGCTGGTGAGCCAGCAGCAAATGAACGGCGTTTCAGTTCCCTCGATCCAGGGCATGCCGAGTACGCTGTTTTACGATCCGCAGGTACCGCTCGGATCGATCACGCTTTACCCGGTGCCGTTCCAGGCTGGAATGCAGCTCTACTTTACGAGCTATCTGGAGATCCAGAGTTTTGCATCGACAACCGACTTGCTCGCTTTGCCGCCGGGCTACAAGAAGATGCTGATCTTCAATCTTGCGGTTGATATTGCGCCTTCGTTCGGCCGACCGTCTACGCCTGAGATTCTTCGCGGCGCGATGCAATCGAAAGCGGCGGTAAAGCGGATCAATCAGCAGCAGGTTACGGCTAGCTTCGATTCAGGGTTGACCGATCGCGCGAACCAGGGAATGCCTTACGGATGGTGGGTGAATATATGAGGATGAACCGGTGAGATTCCCTCTATTCGGGCTTGGCCAGCAGGGCAAATCGCCGAACGTCACTGGACAAACGACTTGGAACCTGTACGCCGAAATCCAGCCGGACGAGGACAAGACGCGCGTAGCGTTCTATCCAACGCCAGGGCTAACGCTGACCAAGGACTTCGGCGAGACGCCGATCCGGGGGATGCGGGTTATCAACGTGTCCGATCTGCTCTATGCGGTGCACCGTGGCACGCTCTACAGCCTGGACAACGGCGGAACGCTGGTCTCGCTCGGCGCGCTCGGCACGACGTCCAATCGCGTTGCGATGACGGACGACGGCACGCGCATCCTGATCGTGGACGGCACCGGCGGATATTATTGGAATACAGCGGCATCGACGTTTACGACCATCATCGATGCTGATTTCCCTGCCGGTGCGTCGACGTGCGATTTTCTAGGCGGGCGTCAGATCGTGGACGATCCGGCTACGCCTGGGCGGTTCAGATGGTCCGACCAATACGCCACGTCATGGCCATCGCTTAACTTCGCGACGGCCGAGGCGTCACCCGATCCCCTGGTGTCGGTGTTCGTCGTCAACGGTCAATTGATGCTAGCCGGACAGCTCACCATCGAATTCTGGAGCGTTTCCGGCGATCCTAACCTGCCGTTCTCGCCGATCCAGGGCGCGGTAGCGCAATGGGGACTGGCAGCCAAGCGCTCGCTAGTCAAGTACGGCAGCTCATGTGCATTCCTCGCGCGAAACTCGCTCGGACAAGTTCAAATTTGCAGCCTGCAGGGCTATCAGCCGGTTCCGATATCGACGCCGGAGCTGGACTACCTGATCAACCAGTACAGTGCCGTAGAGGATGCGACAGCCTACGCCTACATGCTAGGCGGGCATCCGATGTACGAGATCAGCTTCCCGATAGCGGGCAAATCTTGGTTGTTCGACGGACTGACTCATAAATGGTCAGTCCTATCGACCGGCACAAGCGGCGCGCGACATCTGGCAGCGATCGGCGTCAACTGGATCAACAAGGCGCGCGTAACCGACTATTCGACCGGCAAGCTTTATACGATCGACAGCGAGGTCTACACCGACAACGGCGAGACGATCGTCCGCAAAATTATCGGAAAGCACGTCTTCGACCAAAACCCGTTTGGCGTTTCGCAACTTTGGATCGACATGGAAATGGGCGTAGGGCGGCCAAACGGACAGGGCAGTAATCCTCAAATTATGCTGCGCACGTCGAAGGACGGCGGCCATAGCTGGTCGAACCAATTATTTTCCGGGTTCGGTGCGCAGGGCGTGTATCAACGGCGAGCTATCTGGCGACGCCTGGGGACAGCGATTGACTGGCTGTTCGAAGTTTCGGTTACCGATCCGGTCAATACGGTTTTTATCGGCGCGTTCCTGGACACGAGCAAATAATGCCGATTATTAACGCGCCGATAAAAACCGTATTGAC